AGAGCATACGGCAGATAGTTCTCACAAAGGTCTTCTATCTCATCGCTACTCATTCCGCAAGCAGTTACCTTCTCCCCTCTCTTCTCTTGCTCGTCTGCTCGAAAACAAGAATCCGATAACGATTTTAATAACACTCCCAAGGTGTGATAACCAAATAACTTTCCCATATCATTATAATCTAGAGATTAAACTTTGACAGCCCTTGCCTGAGAAATACTTATCGGCAAAACCATATACATAAAATATAATGGTCATTACAAGTATTACAACATTAGATTCCACCATTTCGTTGGTGGTAAAAACATTCCAGTATACAATATGAATAGCATTTATCCCAAATAGGTAGATGATCATCGGAATACGCCATCTGTAGCAGAGCCAAAAGAATCTGCTCGCAATTATAAGCACAAGCGGATGGATGTAAACTGAAAAATAGATAAATGCTGCCGATACCCAATTCTCCTTAAACCATACGCACATTTCTTTTTCATGAGACGCAAATGTTACCATGCATGCAATATGAAAAAGCATGATAAACAGAGGCATCACTTCACAATAATACTTAAACCAAGTGAGTAGCTTTACGCTGTAGCCTCTACCTGCAAGGATAATGACGTTTATCATTTCGCTAACGTCCATGTCCTTAAACATTATTCTTGACAACTGTACAACACCGACTGATTGAACTAACCGATGTACTTCATCTTCTTCCTCTTTACTCATAAATTCTTCTCCTTTTGTTTTTGTGTTTATTATTTGTTCTTAGTTCCTCATTCTTAATAAGAAGGAAAGTTCTGCAAAAATAAACAATTCTGCACAAAAATATTTATTTTGAGCAATATTTTTATAATTAAACTTTGCAAAAGTAACAATCTGTAAGCAAATTATTCGTATATTTGCACTAATAAAACATTCAAATTTATGAATAAGAAAATTATAGCCTATATACAAGAAAAGGGAGTGCTAAGCAACACTCCCCTTTTTTTATCTATCTAACATCTTTTATTCTATATCCTTATATTCAGACATGGCATCAAAACAAGGACAATACTTCTTCCATTTCTTGCAGTCTGTCCCCCAAATGTCTCTGTGCCCCATGATCTTTGCATCCGGGAATTGTTGCTTAAGTCTATGAAGCAGCAAAATGAGAGCATCCTTTTGATCTGGAGTGCGGTTGTCGATAGGCTTGCCGTGGCTGTCGATGCCACCCATATAGGCAACGTTGATAGCAGAGGAGTTATAGCCCTTGACTCCGTTGCTGACCAGCTCTATGGCGAGAAGCTGATGGATGCCACCATTGATGTCAACCACGTAATGATAACCAGGATATTTCCAACCCTTCAGACGAAATTCTGCCTTAAGATCCTCGATGCTCTGACGTTGCGAGCCAGCTGTACAATGAACAAAAATTCTTTCTATTTTTCTCATTTTGAATAAAAAATAAAGTAATTAATAATACTTTCAGACTAAAATTGTATTATTCTGCCCCCAGCATAGAATCAATCATTCCGTCAATGTTTTCATCGGTCATACCCTTCTTAATAGTAGAATCTGCGCCAATTGACTTCATCATCATAGCTACCCAGGGGTTGTCACTCTCCAAAGTGGATTGTATCTGTTCCTTGTATGCTTCGTGAAGTTCGCCCGATTCCTTGAAATTCAAAAGAACCGTACGCAAGGCTTTCACCACGTAGTTATCCATCAGCAAGGGATTGTCCCTTGCCGATGAAAGTTTGGTAAGAAGCACTGCCAGTGCCTCATGTAATTGTTTCTTCTTCATAATATTGTCTTATTTTTAATTTTCAAAGTCGTGACTTGGAATATTACTCTCCATACTTTGGCTCCTCATACACCAAGTTATGCTCATCTACGTAAGCCTTGGCTTCTGAGTATGTGTCAAACTCTACTGCGGTGGCATTTACTGCTGGAAATACCTCAGCATTGTCACCTTCCTCTGTGAGAGGGAACACCATCTTGGTTCCCTCATGTACTACCTTATACTTCTTTGTTAACTTATTCATATCTTGTTTCCTTTCTTTACTTTAATGTTAAACTTATGATATTTTATGCAGGATTAATTGTTACTGTATAACCCTTCTGCTGTAATGTCTGTACTGCGGCATCAGATGCTGATGTGCGGGTTCCTGTGACAGTTATCTTTTTATAATATATATCTTCACCAGAAGCAAATCCAACCTGACATTGCGCTTGGTCTTGCAACATTTTATCAACATTATCGAGTTTTGCATTGCCTTCTATGGCAATAATCTTTGCTGACGATGGACGTGTACTCCATGTAAGAGTTGTTCCAATATTGTTCTGAAATGAAATGTAACGGCAAGTATCTGCAAGTGTTGCAATATCTCCAGTAAACTTGCCGTATTTTAATATCATCTCTTTAATCTTTGTCAAGGTGCTAAGTTTACCTACGTTTCCTGTTACAGGACTAGCAGTATTAATAATACTTAATGATTGCAGGTTTGTCAATGTAGCCAATTCCCCAATATCGCCACTTACCTTAACATTTACTAATTCAAGAGAAATTAATGCAGTAAGATTCTTCAAAGAAGCAATATCGCCACTTACCTGAGTATTACTAATAGTAAAATAGGTCAATGCAGTAAGATTCTTCAAAGAAGCAATATCGCCACTTACCTGAGTATTATTAAGGCTAATGATTTTTAATGCAGTAAGATTCTTCAAAGAAGCAATATCGCCACTTACCTGAGTACTATGAGCTTGTAGATAATTTAATGCAGTAAGATTCTTCAAAGAAGCAATATCGCCACTAGCCTTAGTATAAGAAAGAAAAATAGAGTTTAAGGATTTACTATATTTAAAATCTTCAATGTTCAAACTTTTGTTTTCTGTTCCAATACCAGTTTCAGTGTACGTTCCAGAAACTGCTATTAAATCATATTTGTTTAAAATCGCAACTTCCAGTTCATTATTGCTTACCCAAATACTATTTGCGCCAGGATTTAATGTCAGCGTCTTTCCTTTATTTTCCGTTAATGTTTTATCAGTAAAATAACCTTCACCAATAATTTCTAATACGACAGGATTAGTTGCATTAATATTAAATCCCTGTGTTTTATCAGAAGGAGAACTTACCTTATCGTAATGAACTCTCATTTCTCCAAGTCTCAGAATTTCAGTGTTAGAAACACTACCATTCAATTTTGTTACTAAACATTTAGTCATAATTTATAATATTTATATGATTATTATTAATTGTTTCTTATATAGTTATATACTTTATCCATGTTGGCTGTATTCTGTTCAATCCATTTCTGTACTCTATAAATATTGTCACAGTGTTTGAATTTGCTAATTGGAGAATAAGCACTAACAGTATGCGGAGTATTTGCAGATAAAGCAGATGTTGCTTTTATACACTTGTACTTGAAATAGCCCATCTGTGCATTAAGACCAAATGAAACTACATCACCTACGTTGTATGTATGTGTGGCATCGAATGTCTCGGATGTATCTGTCTGAGGATTTTCATTATCATCAAAAACAGCTTCCCAATACTCATTTCTTACAACACTATCTGCAATACATGGAGAATCAGGCCATTTCTTGTATTCCTCTTTGAAGAAGTCTGTACCAATACGCATACACCAATCTTGAAGAAGTCCGAAGATATTATCAGCAGATGCTATACCTAAATCTGCAAGCTGTTTGTAGCGAGCATTAAGTTCTGTAGCATAATACTTTACTATATATCCATTAGGCATGCTAGTAGAGCCATTAAGATGAGAACTAAGAACATTTGTTATTTGGTTGCCTTGGAAGTGACCACCAAAAGACATATCACAATCATAAAGACCTACCCACCACTTAATACCATCATAAGTAAACCACTGCCAGTTTTTATTGAAACCATCTGAATTTTTAGTCAGGTCTGATTCTATAATATAATCAATAAGATTATCTACATCATAGTACTTTTCAAACACTGCCATGAATGTTTTCAAATCCTCATCTGTTTTGCTTGATGCCTCATAAGTAAATGCAGCATCCTTGATGATATTAATGGTATTTGCGAAGTCTTGAATATACTTTTTTACCTTGGCTGTCATTTGTAAGTTCTTCTTAATCTTTGAAGAAATGGCAGTACCATCAGGAAGTTGTCCTGCTGCTATCCAAGCATTCACTTCATCTTCACCAGCAATCTCCTCCTGCTTGATGTCTGCATCATATTTATTACCGCCAATGGCATAGAGATTCTTAGGGTTGCGCACCTCAAATCCGTTATCACCAGTACCCCATACTATATTACCATTCCAAAGAATGTTATAATTTATAGTACCATCAAGATGAACGTGCTCTGCGGTTGATTTATCCATGTGATAGTTATCACGATGTTTCTTTAATTGGAACGAGAAAATGCCATAGAACTCTCCATTAAGATATACTGCAACTGGAAAACCATCAGGAAAACAACGTGCTCCTGTATCTGTAAGAAGTTCATAATCTCCTATATAAGGATTACCAAGACTTTTTGTTGTAGTTCCTATTTTAGACATGTCAAGAAGAGCCTTTTTCCAAGGACGATCATACATATTTCCTCTTGTGCGTACAATCTGGTCATAAAGCTTATATGAAACAGCACCAACACCACGGAAGAAATCAGTATAATATGCTTTCATGTGGAAACTGTCTTGTGGAACCCAATTTCCAATTCTTACCTTTGGGGTATCATCACCAATCCACTCATCATCACATAAGTCAATAGCAGCATTTTTCTTTTTAAGTCCCAAAGATGAATTTCCTTGTGCATTAAGAATTGCATGCTTCTTAAAATAGTTACCATGCATATCCCAAAACTCCAAGAATGCCTTTTTGTTCTGAGTTTTGGTTGTTGGCATACTATCTATGTTTGTTATGTTGATGATTGCAAAGCGTGGCTCTGGAATTTGAATAAAACTACTTTCACTCCAATCAATAGGCGTTTTAACATCAAAACCGTTTGCTTTAAGTGCATCTTGGATATTATTTACACTATTCCCTTGGAGATTGAGATTTGAAACATCAAGGTTAGTAACTTCCATATCATGCTCATGTTTTTTACCATCAGAATCACGATAAGACATTACCTTATCCTCTACATCAGTAACAATCTCCATTCTACCCTCTATGTCTTCCAAAGTACTATAAGCATCAGCCACATCTTCATTAATGAGAGATTTACCTTCTTCCTTATCAACCTTAGCATCAATGGTCTCTGATTTCAAGTTATGGGAGTAGTGACTACCATCATTGTAAGTTGCAGCAAGAACCTTTCCATCCGCATCTTTCTCTACTGCCATATACTCAGGATTCTCCTGCAAAGAGAAGACATCGAGAAGTTCTTTGAGATTGGTGTCTATTGTACCTACCTTCTCCCGCAATGATGCAAGGTCTGCTTGAAGCTGAGAGATAACTTGTTTCAAAGCATTGACAGCATGGATTTCACCAATGATTTGGCCGTCTCTTCTGATACCAAAGAGTACATGGTTAGCAGCATCAAGCCAGACTGCGAAGAACTCTTCATTCTGCTCAACGTGATACATATCATTGAGTGGATAATATGGCTTACCTGTTGCTCTGTAGAAACCAAACAGAACTCTATCCTCTGAATCAACTACAGCCCATAGAAACTCCTCATTCGAGATTACTCTAAAGCACTCTTTTACTTCATCTTCGATGAGTGATTTGCCTTCCTCTTTATCTACCTTTGTGTCTTGAAGATTTTTAATGTCTTCTCCAAACTTAGTATTGAGATTATTGAGATTTTCAAGAATGCTTGTAAGGGTCTGCGTGTTCTCAATCTCAGCAAAGAACTTCTTCAACTCATTCATGGTGTCAATGACATTGGTTGTGTCCTCATCACCCATGATGGTTGCAACTCTCTCTGCAAGCAGAGTTACCTGTTCCTGCAATCTATCCTCTACTGCACTTGTCTTTCCAAATACAGGAGTACCATCCCACTGAATACCGAAGAGAAGTTTGTCTTCTGCATCTACTTTGGCAAAGATAAATTCCTCATTTTGAATATAGCGGAAAGGAGTTTTTACTACCATTCCTTCATCATCCTTGATAGTTGTCTTATCAAGGTTCTTGGCTACGTTGTCAAGATTAGCCAGTATATCTGTCAAAGATTGAGTGTTTTCTATTTCAGCAAAGAACTTCTTCAACTCATTCATGGTGTCAATGACATTGGTTGTGTCCTCATCACCCATGATAGTTGCTACTTTCTCTGCAAGATGAGTTACTTGTGACTGCAATCTGTCCTCTACTTCACTTGTCTTTCCAAATTTCGGAGTACCATCCCACTCAATACCAAAGAGGAGTTTATTATTTGCATCTACCTTGGCAAAGATAAATTCCTCATTCTGAATATAGCGGAAAGGGAGAGCAGACTGAGAGACTACCTTATCCTTTGAATCACCGAACTCTTGTGCAATATTCTCCTTGTCGAACTTTTTTTCTGCTAAGTCGCTGAGTTTATCACTAACAGCCTTCTGACTTACAACCTTATTGGTGCTCACGCCCAACTCCTGAGCCACTTCCAGCAAGGTTGTGTTTACCCAGCTGCTGCCATTCTCAGAATAGAGCACATTGATGCCCTGAGGAACTACGAGACCACCAAAGTTCTTATAAGTACCAGCTGCAGTCGCAAAATAATACATTTTGGCACCAATAACCTTTGTAGGAATAGTGTCAAGACTAGCCACGCCCATATACGTAGCACCTCTTACGAGCTTAAACTTTTCTATGATATTTGTTATCAACTCGTCCCAATAGCTATCCCTCTCGGCATTTACACACCAAGTTCCTCTGTCTGCATTCCAGTAATGAGCCCAACCATCTATCACCACAAAGTCACCGGCCACACCACCAGTAGGGAACTTTCGGTTCACCTCATAGATGCTGCCATATTCTCCCTTGTAATGAGGATCTTCTTTATTAATATCGTTAGCCATAAAATATTATATTTGAGATAATTGGTTATACTTTTCTGCCAAATCGCTTTCCTTCTTACTTACCAGGAAGATGCTGATGGCACGATAGATAAGATATTTCTTGCATTCATCTGTAAGGGAAAGGATAATCTTCTGATCGGTCACTTCGTTTTCATGCCCAGTATCAGTAGAATACACATCCTCTAACTTTTGATAAGGGATATACGTGAACAGTTCAACCTCATGATCATATACAGCTCCAACAGGTGCATGGTTGGCATCATACCTTCCGGCAGTCCAGTACATCAGCACTCGCTTTCCTGTAGTTGGCGATGTGGTAATCATGCCCTTTGGCTTCTGTGGTGTTCCCCTGGTCCACCGGGAGGCTTGCATCTGAGCCTCCTTGCTGCCTGGTTCCATCAGCATCGTCAGCGTGCTTTGCCAACTTTTTAGTTTCAGTTCTACCAGTCTCAGCCAATCGTCAGGAATTGTCAGGCATCCATGACCATCTGTAAACTGTGTTTGGATGGCATCATAATCTTGATTGCCACTTTCATTCAGCGAAACTTCCACCCTTTTGGGGAGAATCATTTGCGCTGGTGCTTGCAGCAGAATCTGTTGTGCTGCCGTTTCAATGGCTTGCTTCATTTCCGTGTCCGAATCATCCGTAATGATGTCATTCACCTCATCATGGATCACTTCGTCCATAGCTATGCGCATTTCCTTCACAAGGTCACTCAAAAGAACTTCCATAAGCAAGAAACCTATTAACTAAAAATTATAAACTAAAACTCAATCACCACACCCAGCTCTTTAGCCTTCTCCTTCACACTCTCAGGTGATTTCAGTTTCCTTACATCCACCTTATAGGTCTTCTGGAGATAGTTCTTGGCCTTGGTGATATTCTCGAAATGAAGGGCATTCTCGTCCTTCACCTGCTCTTCTTTTTGATGTTGAATCTGCTCCTCTTCCGGCTGGCTCTCATCAATGATACGGCCTGCCTTCGTAAGAGGATGTTTCCTGATGCATTCTGCCACCTGCTTGTTATCCGTAATGTACGAATAGGCATCGTTGCCACACCGCTCAAACTCAATGTTCTTGATCAGTCCGCTCGGCAGAGTCACCACAAAAATGAGCATGCTCTTAGCTACAAATCTATACATATCTATTTGTGTTTATGGTGAGAAGGGATAGTGAGACTGCATTAGCCTCAACTATCCCCAAGATTGATATATGTAGAAAACTATCAGTTTCCTATACGATGATTACGCTGCCTCCAGAATCTCCTCATCTGTCACGCCATCACCAGTGAAGACTGGTCGTGCTACACGCGCATGAGCATCAGGGAAGGTCAGTACCCAGCAGCTATACTCCTCCATCACAACACCTGCTGTGTTACGAATCAAGAGATCCTTAGCGTTAAACTCATTTCTGGTCCATGTGCCGAATACATACTTATCCAGATAACGAGCATCCAGGCAGAAAGCTCTACCATCCATACCCCAGGAGTTAAAAGCATCGTGACGATAAATCAGAATCTTAGTACCCATACTCTCGAACTTCTCGAAATCTAGTTTCCAACCCTGATAGTCCTTTTCTGTCTGGGTAATGATACGCTTGTTAGAGCGAAGGTTAGCAAATGCCTGATAGATCAAGTTGTCAACAAAGAGGAGTTTGGTACGGCTGGAGTTACCTGCACCCTTCAACATAGCAGCGATAAACTGAGTCAACTCTTTCTCGCTGATTACATACTCGTATACCTGCTTCACAACCTCAGTTGTACCATCATCAGAGTTCGTAACCTTTACCTTCGTTGTTACAGGAACAAGATCGCCTTTATCGTTCCTTTGCATCTTTGGCTCCCAGTGACCTATCTGCAAATCCTTTCCAGCTTCCCAGAAGATGCCGCCCATAGTGTATACCAAACCGACATCCTTTCCACCATTCGACTGAGAACGATAGCCAAAAAGACCACTCAACTCCTGACCCTGACGCATATCGTCCATCGCCATTTTCTCCTGTCTGGTAAAGTCCCACTGAACCTGGGTCTTCATCATACGGTCAATAAGAGATTCCTCTACCTGCATGATGAATCGCTGGCAATACTGGAAGCTCTTGTCAGGCATAGAATAGTAACTACCTGTTTCAACCTCCTTTTCTCCAGCGGCTCTACCAAGTCGCATTACTACTGTTCCAATGGCAATATCCTCAGGAATGTCTCTGTTACCACGTGATGCATTCTTTTTGCCATTCAGTGCATAACAGGTTGGATTACCATCGTTGTCAACAGACGTAACTCGCAACTGCAGAGGAATCATCTTGCTTCTGTCGGTACCATTATCATCAAAACCCAACATGTCGTTAACCATAATAATGTCACCAATACCAAACACAGTAGGATTTTCTACCTTAAATGTCACTGAGCCACCATTTGTAGTTTTAGCAAGTTTCTCAGTTAGTTTGGTTTTGATTGGTCGCTGACCGATGGAATAATACTCGATGCGGTTGCTGTTAACAGGAGTCATTCGTTTCGAAGCTCGAAGAATCTGATCGATAGGGCAACTCTCCAATTTCATTTCTACCACGGTCGGGTTAACATGTGCTACATAGTAGTCCCAATTTCCCATTTTTTCCTGCTGCTCCTGACTAGCAGCTGCCCATTTAGGACCAGTACCACCAACACCAGGACCATCTGTAGGACCAGTCGGGCCACCACCACCTTCACCAGTTGGAACAGCAGGAGGATTTTCTGCCATCGCATAAGAACTTCCACCACTAAGAATCATGACGAGCATCGCCATCATGAAACCAAACCATTTCTTAAACTGTTTCATAATCTATACATTTAAAATTATTAATTATAAATTTCTAATTCTACATCCCAATCATCTTACTATACACCTGCTCAGTACGACTCTTTTCCCTTGGAAGTGAAGGTGCACCACCGCCACCATCGATGTTGATGTTTTTCTTGCCGCCCTGCTTGCCATCATGCAGTTGTTTCTGCTGGTCAATCTTCTCGTTCTTACCACGCTTGTAGCCTCGCTCCTCGGCATCAGCCACAGCCTTGTCGAAGTCCTTAATTTGGAAGAGGCGCAAGAAGTCTTCCTTTTTCAAGTCATACCGAGCTGCACGCCATACGAAACCATCATCATCGTGATCCTCGCCATCATCGCTACGCTTGTAAATCCATTCTATCAAATCGGTAATCGACTCAGGCTTCAATTTCGCTTCTTTAATAGCAGCGTCAAGTTCGGCATCTTCCAGCTTCATATTGGCAGCAAGTTGCTCATTGCCATTTGCAAGTTTCTCACTGGCTTCAAGTTTCTCTTTCTCGCTAGCTTTCAAGCGTGCCTTAGCCTTCTCGTCACCATTGATGGCATCAATATAGTCCTGCCCCATTTCATCAATAATGAAATCGATAAAATTGAAGTCGCTGCCATCGGCATTTTTCTTGGTCATAAGACCTGTCACCAGACTTGGAGCATGAGGGTTCTCCTGCAACATTTTGTTGAAGTCATCCATTTTCTGCTTATTCTGGTCATACTGGTCGTAATCGGTCGAAAGTTGACCATAAACAGCCTCATCATCGTCCATATTCAAGTCCGGATAACGCTGAGCAAGACGCTCCCTAAAAGAATCTCGCTTTGACTTAACTTTCTGATTATCAATAGTTTCCTTTGCCATAAATATTCATTTTTAATATTTGTGTGCTAAATTAAGGAAAATTTCGCATAACCTTGTGTTAAGTTCTGCATCTTGATGAATTAATTTTGTTGGTATGAAACATCTAAATTCCATATCCGAAATTTACCTTAAAAGAGACCAAGAAATGTATCTGCTCTTTCGCAAGGCCAAGAGGATGGTAGAATATCCTACCACCATGGCTAAGATATGCGATTACATCGCCAAGATGCCTGCCTCTTGCTATTATCTTGCCGATAGCACAGCCTATCGGTATGTATGTAAACGCATCAAGGGGGATAAGCCTAAATTCGGCAAATACCAAGCCCAGAAAGAAAAACTCTTTGAAGATTTCTATCAGGATTTCTTGCGTCTCCGGCAAATGGATCAATACAAGGAATACAATACCAAAAATCTTGTGTATGTATGCCTGAATCTTCCTGCGCCCAATTTGGGTATGGCTCCACGCTACATACAGATGAAAATAAACAATTATTTCCGCAATAAGAAAACATCATTCATAACTCGATAAATCACTTCCATTATGCGTACATTATATATTACACTTCTCATCATCCTCCTGATGGCTTTCATCATTCCGCTTCATGCCTCGCTGGCTGTGTCTCCATCATCGCCATTATACACCCATTTCGCCTATATGTTTGGTCATGCCAACTTTATACACTGGGGTATCAACGGCTGGTGCATATTGATGGTTCATCATCAGTTCCGCTTCCATCGCCTACTGGCTGCCTGGCTCTGCTCCGTGTTGTTGTCGTTCATATACTATCCGGCATTACCTGTATTGGGTGCATCCGTATTGATTTCATTTTTTATGGGATTCTCTGCGCAATGGTATTATCGGTATCACCGCATCTACTTCTGGCAGATGATGCTCGGTATGGCTATAGGTTTCCTTCTCCCTTACATAGCTGGTATCTTCCACATAGTCCTATTCTGTTCAGGTTTCATTTATGCTAAGGCAGAGAGATTTATCCGACATGCCAACACACTTAACATTTAACATTCAACACTTAAAATTATTATATTATATATAACGAATGCCAGTAGAAAAATCCTCCTTAAAGGTTCGACCTCAGCAGCAGATTTCTGATAAGAAGCTCAAAGAGATACTTGCAGAAGATAAGAGAAGACTCAAAAGTCTCCTCGCTAGTTATCGTCCCATTACTGGAGAGAATGCCCCTGGACTTCGATTCGAATGCGTCATCACTGATTTTCTGAATGGAAAGAAACTCTGGCTCCCGGTGGAAATGTTGAAGGAAAAGAAGTTCTGCGCCATCATCAAGTGTGGATCCATAGAGGCCTTTTGCGATAAGTACATGCCAGACTTCGACCAAGAGAAGGCTCGCGATGCTGTTTTCCGTTACCTCATACGCCTGCGCTGTAAGCACGATTTCTATTTCTTCGCCTATGCCTATGCCCGAATCAAGAATAAGGATGGAGGTGAAGATATACCTTTTCTCCTCAATCATGGACAGATTGGTCTCGTAAAGGATTTTGAAAGACAACGCCTTCATGGAGATTTAGGCTCTATCCTGATCATTCTCCTTAAATGTCGCCAGTGGGGTGGATCTACTGCCACAGATGTATATATGGGATGGATTCAGATATTCTGGATGACAAACTGGAATAGTAACATCATTGGTCACCAGTCATCATCTGCCACCCAGGTGTTCGATATGTACGAGAAATTGATGAATGCCATTCCTACATGGCTGTTCTATGATATTGGAATACCTTTTAAAGAGGATCCTCGCAAACTCAAAACATCAAGCACACAGAATAACATCAAGTATCTCATACCACGCGATTGCAAGATACAGACTGGTTCCGCTCGTAACCCAGAATCATGCCGTTCTGCCGATGCAGCCATGGCACATATCACAGAGGAAGCCTTCTTCCCGAATACTACCGAGTGGACTCCTCAGAAGGTTATCAACGCAGCAGTTTCTTCTATCCGTGTCACCGTGCCATTAACATTCATCGTCCGAGAGTCAACACCAAACGGACGTGAGAATGAGTTCCATGATGAATGGGTTCGTGCCAACTCTTTCGATAAGGATGGAAAACGCCTCTCTATCTATACTCCATACTTCGTGCCATGGTTCGATATTGAGAAGTATATCCTTCCTTTCAAGACAGAGCAAGAGAAAATAGACTTTGTTATCTGGTTATACAAGAATCGTGAAGATGAGCAATATCATGGCTCTTACTTCTGGTGGCTTTGGGAAATCAAGGGTGCTACGCTCGAAGGAATCCATTGGTATGTGAACGAGTGCAAGAAGTATAATGATTTAGACGGTATGCGTCAGGAATACCCTTCTGATGATGTAGAGGCCTTCCTATTCTCAGGTACTACAGTCTTCGACCCATACAAGTTGAAGGAAATGGAAGAGGACTGCAAGGGTATTGAGCCTATCATGGTGGGTGACATTGAAGGTGACTCTTATGATGCTGCCGATGATGCTTGTATGGACAATATCCGCTTCATCGAGCGTTCAGGCGGACCATTGAAGGTGTGGGCTGGACCAGACAACTCTGAGATTGTCAGACATCGGTATATCGTTGCCTGCGATATTGGTGGTTCTCATAAAACCTCCGACTTCTCAGATATTGTAGTCCTCGACCGCTATGATGAAATCTATGGTGGTGTACCGGAAATCGTAGCTGAATGGCATGGCCACTGCGATGCCGATCAGTTGGCTATGCGCTGTGCCCAGTTAGCCCATTTCTATAATGATGCTTATCTGGTCATCGAGAACAATACCGCCTACTCGCGCATGAACAATACTGAGGGTAATCAGTCTGAGCTGTTCTTCCCTATCCTTCTGCCTCTATACGATAATCTCTATAGTGCATCACAGTCCAAACTGAAAAAGGTGAAGAATATCGAAATGAAATGGGGATTCAATACCAACAAGGCAACCAAGGTGGCAGTAGTGAAGACCATGGCCCGCATCATCCGTGATGGTGGCTATATGGAACGAGAACTTGCGGCAATAGACGAATGTACCTATTTCCTCTATTACAAGCAGAACGACTGCTATGGAGCCATAGCTGGAAAGCATGATGACCGTGTCATGGCGCGAGCCATTGCCCTCTACGTGGAAAAGGATATGCCAGCACCGGAAATTGTTCCATTCCGTTCAAAGGCAGAGATAGAGCGTGAACGTCTCCGCAACCGCCCACCAGTAGTAGCTGATTTGGCCGGAATAGGTGGTGGCAGTTAGCCTCTATCTATACAGCAGTATAATCCGTCCCCTGTATAGTCACCGTTTCAGGCGATTCTATCGCCTGTCCATATAAGTTAATAATTAAAAGTAAAAAGAAAAATGAAACAAAGTTATTCAAACCTGCTGCGTAAGATGCTCATAGCCATCTACCAGCCTATCGTCACTCGTATCGAACTCTTCCGTGCCACACGCATGTGGCAAAAAGGAGTCAAGGCAACCATTGCCAAGTATAAAGAATGTGGTGCGCCTCGCTTCTACATGCTCTACGACCAGTCGCATAAAGATATGGCGATCATGACCTACGATCCTAACAGAAAAAATATGCTCGCATATCGAAGATTAATCCAGATGGGTAAGTGGAAAGCCAGTCGCTACTTCAAGAACGTAGAAGACATCAAGGCTGCCTCCTACTACTACACTCCTTCCAAGTGGGGAGCCATCGGCTGCGATGCCGACAACAAGGTAAGAGCCAAGAAGTTGAAACAATGGCAAGAATACTACATGTACCGAGTTTCTACCCCAATGTTTAAGTTACGCATATACAAGAAGAAACATGGTATTGACTAAACAAAAAGAAGAGGAGACCATCACGGCTTCCTCTTCACAATCAAATAAAAAACTAATAAACCTAAAAAATAAAATAATCTAATCTAAGAACTGAACTACATTTCGTTCAATATTATGAATTACCTAAGAACTTCTTTTCTACATAGCTGCCGAAGGAATAGCTGCCAAATCATTTGCTCCATCACTGGAATCCTTCAGGTGCGTATCTGGTGCTGCAGTCTGCTGTCCTCCGTCAGAAGGCATCTGCCCATTGGCTGCTTGCTGTGCCTGAAGAGCTTCTAGTTTTTCCAATTGCTCCTTGAAGTATTTCCTCATTCTTCCTGTACCAGGGAAGTTAGCTACCGTAAGCATCGTATATGGATCCATCTTGCCGCTCACCATCATCTGCCAAGCCATATCGTTGTTGGCAGCTCTGATAAGTGGACTGTATGCATCCAAGTCGATAGAAACATCTAAATCCATATCCCTCATGGTCTCTGAATTGAAGTGAATTTCAAATTCATCACCTGTCAGTTTCACGCTGTCAGCATCGGTACAAAATTCCTGTATCAGGTAAAGTTTCTTCTTGGCAACTCGTACCTTAAAGTTGTTAAAACTCTCAACAAAGTCCTGTATGGTGGTAGATGATGATTCTCTTTCCAACTGATATTGCTTACCGCTGGTATTCCGGTGCTGTCCTTGAAGAGCACCCTGCACACCACTTCCCTCGCTTGCCATCGTCTTGGCAAAGTTCACCATGAAGTCAACACCTGCCGGAATACTCTTGTTGACCAAAGTCTGCGGTGGTTTACCTCCATTCTTCGAGTTCCACAAGATGATACTATCCGTTTTGGTATAGTTCACCTGCATTTCATCGATGCTCTGTTTCTCGCTCAATGCGTTCTCGTCAACAAGCATCGTTCCCTTGGCACCATTCGCTACAATGAAGTTGATCATCATCATATAATGGTTCAAGGTGCGCTGGTTGTTTTCGGCTCGCATCGTAAAACTTCTTACTTCGCCATTCAAGCATGGATAGGCGACGAAGGTGTATGGATGGATAGAGGTTCTGAATCCGTCCCTAAGCACATAGTATGGTGATTCCCTGGCATCCAGTAGATAGCCATTCGGTGTGATATATCTTCTGAACCAGTAGGTTTCAGCCTCATCCTTAATTTCGATGGTCTTAAGTTCAGAAGGGTCCACATAGTAGATAGGCTCACCATTCTCATCGAGCACAGGTAGGCCATTTTCATCTTTCATGATGTTGGATTCCTCTATCTTGCGCTTCTTTTCCTCATAGAAGGCTCGCTGGTCAGGAGAAGCATAGCCGCAATCTCCACTCTCCCAGTCATGCACCCAGATGGCTGGTCTGGTTTCTTTTGTCCAGATTTCCAATACCCGGTACTTGCCTACTACTGAAGAATGGGTGAAATCATCTATTCCGGCATACTGGGCTTCACCAGTCGGGTGATAAGTCTGTTCGGGCGCAAAATGGTGCTGCGTCTGTAGATAGATCTCACTGAGTTTATTAGCCTCTTCCTTGCTTCCATTTGTAAAGGTAGCAATAATCTCTCGCCAAGTTAAATCATGAGCCTCAGCAATAAATTCCACATCGCTCAGGTCATACTTAAAGAAAGGTGGTAAAGCTAACTTAAAGATGTCTACTGAATAGTCAAAGATACCATTCTTGCCATCCCTTCTGCCATAATAGGTTTTCATGCCAATAAAGGCAAAGCAGCAGAAGGCGTAAAACATTCTTGCATCTAACTCTTGCCTGTCGTTCAAGTTGTCGTTCTGACGAAGATACTCATTGAAGAAACTAATATAGTCTTCCTCGTTTGGATCCACGGCACTACATGTAGCAGTACTGCGCTGCTGGCGCACAAGACCAACGAGCGAAAGAAGCTTGTCTCCGATTACATCGTATTCCAGTATTGGCATACCTTTCAGTTCCATATACTGCCGGATGGTAATCTTTCTTCCGTTCCATTCTATCAGCTCTTCCAACTGTCTTCCCATCACGAAGTCTTGCGCTCGCTTCCACTTCTTTCTCAGTTCTGCACCATCATAGAAGTATTGGCAAGCCCATTGCAGCAACAGAAGATTGCTTTCGCTCTGCGTAAACCGCTCCCGACTCACTCCTTCAAGTGAGTCTGGTCCAGGCTCTGCATAGTTCGATATGTCATTTATTACATGATTGTCAACCATAATTCTTAATTTTTCGCCAAAAATACCGCATTTTTCTCGCTTATTAGTGATAAGTTGCGCAACTTAACATTACTTTCTCATATTTTCTCCTTATTTTTGTTCCGCATTTCTATTTAAAACGTTTTAAATCATGGGTAAATCAATCAATGTACATGAAGCTTGCGTCATTACTAAAGATGATAAAGGCAACTTATCTCTGGTAGGAAAGGCAAAAGAAGCCCTTACCACCTTGAAGAAAAATAAGGTTTCCGTCTGCATTCTTCTCTGCGACAACAAGAAGGAGGATTTGGAGAAGTTCCTTAACGACAATAACGTGCCTTTCGCCTCTCTCAGTACCAAGGAGGAGAACGATAAGGATGGCAACACCAAGCATATTGACCCACCAAAGGCAGATGTCACCATCATGCCAAGTTCCAAGGTCATCACTCTTCGAGACGATTGGCAGTGGTGTTTGGATGATATTGCCAGACGCCTTTGGGGAAAGGAAAAGAAGGAGAATCCGAAGAGTGAGCAGCAGCGCATGGATGACAGCATGGCTGATTACATACGCTGGGCAACACCAAAAAATGAACCAGATAAAGCATCTGGTACTTCTCTCGGATAACATCGCTCCAACATCTTCAATTTTCAAAATACGATCTTAATCTTTTTTTTTAAAATAAAATTTATTTGGAATTTAGAATTTTACGACTATCAAAAAGGGACTCGCTGTGAAGCAAGTCCCTTTTTCTGTTTGTAGAAATATAGAACATTTTCTATAGTGAAGTAGCCCGAAGGCTACTCCATTCCGTTCAACGTTTTAAGCAGCTCCTTTCTGGTATTCCGAATCTCTACCAGTTTGGCAGCATCGTTTGTACCATCCATTTGCTTCTTTGCCTTATTCATCTTCCTTCTTGCAGCAGAGATAGCCTTTCTAGCCGCAAACAGCCGTTTGTTGGTCTTGCTGTTCTTAAAGGCATTTGCCTTCGCCTTATCAACATCCTTCAAACGCTGATACTCCTGATAAGTCTCCATGGTTCCGTTCCAGACGTTCTGTATTCTCCAGTCCTCCGTCACGTCCTCTGCCTTAGCCTTCATCAGGTACTTGCTTTCAGCCTTCTCCATTTCCTTCAAGTCATCATCACCGTTCAGATAACCCTGCACCATGTCCAGAGCCTCCTTCTGTGTGAAAGCCTTGTAATCACTTTGCGAGAGGAATTTCTTCATCTTCTGGCGCATCTTCTTCTTTTCCGTGATACTCTTTGCAGCATCAAAGCGCTTACTAGCCTCCTGTAAGGAAGTCACTCCATCATTCATTTCCGCACTCTCCAGTGCCTTCACGCTGCCGATGGCAGCCTTAATCTGAGCCTCAGCATCAATACCGTTGCGTTGGCAGCTCTGATAAGTCATCACCACGCCCTCCATATCACCACTAAGGATAAAGTCCTTGAAGTAACTCTGAGCCTTCCATGGAGAAAATCCCTTCGATGATGGGAAGAAGAAATCCACAGCCTTGAACTCCTTATTCTCCTGACTAGGAATCAGGAAAGGCGCCCAGTACAAAGCATCCTTGTAAAGCAGTCCGATAGTTTTGCCATACTTGCGCTGAATCTCCTGATCCGCATGGCTGGCTTGGAAATCGCTCAGATAGTTTATGTCGTCCAAGGTCATTCTCACCATAGGGTTAGCCTTACCTATCATTCTCTGAACCATCGGCCCAGGGAACTCCAGTTCACCCTTATGGTTGAAGAGATATTCCGGAACCTCACGGAACTGCTTGCCATGTCGGATATACATTTCTGTTCCATCTGCATATCTGCCAAGGAAAATCTTGCTCTGCTGACCAAGACTGTTGCCTCGCATCAGATAGTCATACCATTTCATGCCCTCGTCACCATAAGCCAGTTCATACATGCTCTTATAGCTTGGGTTGGTCTTCCTGATCACCTCAGCCTTTTTGTGCTCCTTCTCTTCGTCCATGGCACGGAAGGCAGCATTGATGCCATTAGCAAAAGCCTCATAGAACACCATGAATCCAATGCCATAACAGAGCAGAGCCGAAATCTGTCTGCTCCTTCTGCCCTCATCCTCCGGCATAAGCTCCTTATGCCACAGTCTTTGGTAGTACTGCTTGAAGTTCTCAAAGGTAGCCTCATTCCAGATAGAACCAAATCCGGTTAATGCCAGGAAGTGGCGAGTGGTAGAAGCATTCCAGTCTGGTGAAAGAAGAACTCGTCCGGCATAGCGCAAGGTTCGATGGCTGGCACCCAATACATCCCAGTGCTGACCACCAAACATATCGTTCACAAACTGTCCATCTTCATCTAAAGCCCGGCTCAGTTCCTCCTCAGTCCATCCCTTCTTCTTGGCACGTTCCTTGGTCTTGTCTGCCCTCATTCGGTAGGTCGCAAGTTTCAGTCCGTCATGAAGGAAATCCCACAAGGCTCTATCCATGCCCTTGTTGATAAGTGAAAGCAGCTGCGTCACCACCTTCAAAGGCATAGTAGCCACAGCCACCGTTCCGGAAATTTTATTTCCGTCCTTCAACTTCTCCTGCACCTTCATCATCGCATCGCGCATGTTGTCAAACATGTTCTGCACATCTGCTGCAGCATAGTCGTTGGTCGCTCCAAACTTCACCAAGTGGGTAGCAGCCTCCTGGAAGTCCTCAGGATTGGCAAAGCAAGGCAACTGATGATTCTTCATCGTATCTACAAAGATATACTTCATAAAGTTGGCCATAGCCTTCTTAGGTCCAAACTCCACCATGTTCTGTACCATATAAACCTCCGTCAATGCTCCGGCATGGAAACCGCTAAAGCCCAACTCCAGTTTCTTAGCACTCGAAGCAAGCGTATCAAACGCCTTCCAGAAAGGCGAAGACTGATAGGTCTCGAATACAACCCCGAATCTGTCCCCGGCACTCGCCTCGCTATAAAGCACCTTCTCCTTACCTGTGATAGGATTCTTCACCTTCACCTGCTTAGGCGATACATTATATACCCATACAGGGCCTACGCCCGGAATCTCGAAGTACTTATATTGCTCCAGGTTAAAAGGAGGCGTAGAAGAAAGCAGTGGGTCAGAAGAAACAATTTCTCCATCCTCATTCCGCTCTATCACGTTCAATCCGCTCAACTCCTGCAGCATCATCTTGTTAACCCAAGCCTCGATATTGCTTCTGCTGTAGTAAGCCATCATCTTCGTGATATCGGTAGTCTTAGGTACAAGTCCTACGCTGATACCCTCCATCAGAGTACTGATAGTTCTCGGCTTCTCATTAGGGCTCTTCGTGCGCTGTCTGTTCTCCACATACATCGCATAAGCCTGCTTGTCGCTCTTCTCTTTATCCCAGATATGGTTTACATAGTCGGCATTATATCCGGTGTCCTCTCTTAAGGTGTGATTATCCCTCAACCAGTCGTAGGTATAGTTATACCAGTCTCTGATAGAATCAATGGCAGCCTTCATTTCAGGCGAGAGATTCTTGTAATCGATACCCTCAGGCACAATCTGCTGCTTCACCAGTGGCAATACATGCTCACTCAGAATATCTGAACCATCAATAGGTACAAAACCTTCCTCACCCTGATGATTGGCATTGATGGCCTGTGCCATCTTGCTGGCCACCTCACCCACAGCCTGAGGATCATCATATACCTCCACTTCCTTGCCATCTTTCAGTTCGGTATGCCTCTTTCCAGTCTGAGCAATCAAGTCTGCCACGAAAGGCTGGATAGCCTCTACATCAGCAGGCTGGATATGGATATGTCCCTTGTCAAAAGCACCAGTGGCATTCAAATCATGCGTCAGGTCACGCAAACGTCTAGGAGCCTCTATTATATAAGGTATAGCCTCAGCCAGCTTTTCTGCCCGGTTCGGCTTGCCTTGGTAGTCAGAAAGCAACTTGTCGAAAGCACCGCTATCTGCCATCTTCTCGATTCTGTTCTTCACATCATTGATGTAGATGGCATCGTCTGCACTAGCCTCCTCCATATTCTTTCTACGATGGATAACGGCATGCTTCACGGTCTTGGCAGCACCCTCCTTGCTCACGTCCGTACTGGTCACCTCAGCCAAGTCCTGCATCACCTGCTGCTCCAGGTCATCAGCCTTCGGATTGGTCTCTGCCGGATAAATCTTACCCTCGTACAGGTCCAAATCCGCTTGCTGCTGCTCCAGAAGCTCATGTCTGGCCAACCAGTCCTCATACTTGCGTTTCACCTCCTCCTGCTTCTTCTTTTCGTAGGCAAACATATCAGGCATAGGGTCTTCCTGGTCGGCCATGGCATCGTTCCACTTCTCCCATTCCTTGTAACGAGGGAAAAACTCCTCATCCGTCTCGCCTTCCTTGCGTTCTGGCTTAATCGGCATTTCGTCACCCTGCAGAAGATGGCTGTCACGCCATTCCTTGTTAAGGCGTTCCCATTCCTTCTTGCCCTCGGCATCCTTGTCGAAGTCATAGAACATAGGTGGCTCAGGGTCATTCTCATCCTCGCGTGCATTCTGCCATTTGCGCCATTCCTGTACACGTTTCATGTATTGAATTGTGCTTTCGCCCTTCTTCTGGCGTGGTTTGCCCTTACCTGCACCATCAGATAGCGCATCCTTGATTTCAGCATTGCTAGCCTGCTTCATCATGGCTTCCTGCTTCTCCTGAGGCATTTCGTCCCAAACGTGCAGAGCCTTGCCAGCCTTCATCAGGTAGTATCTCAAATCCTTGTCATTGAGAAGTCCCGGCACACGAACACCAAGCTTCTTAAGCACCTTGATAAGATAATGCTTAATTTTGGTCCAAAGAGAAAAGTCATCAGCAGTCTTAGGACCCTCCTCAGCCAAATGAGCGATATACTCCTGCGTTCCCACATTCATGCGGTCAGGGTTCTTCCAGTCCAGATCATATTTATTGGCAAAGTCAATAATCTTGCCTCGAACATCCTTACCTACGGAACGATAAACGAAGTTGGCGAACTTTCTCACGCTGTCTTCGCCACCCAGCAGCACTTCCATACCCTCATGGCCTATCTTCTCATGAAAGACGGTTCTCTCCGCCTCGCTCGCATCAGCACAGTTAGGCAGATAAACATGCACCGTATGAGTCTCCGGATCATACCATCCGGTAGCCCCATTCTTCACTTCACTCAGATAAGCATCCGGAACCTCATCCACAGAAGTGTAAACCGTAGCCTCAGCACCACCCAGTTTGTTGGCAGTGTTCACCACCTGGTCACTCACCTTCTTCTGCTTATCAACATCCCAGTCATTCTTGAAGATAGATTTTCCAAGTCGTGCCAGCACATTTCTGCCCGACAAGTCATCCTTATTCAGCAGAGGAGCAATCACGCTCTGGGTCAACTGCACCGGAATACCATTACCAATGATGGTATGTGCCAAAGATTCCGTCTTAGGCAGCAGATAGTCATCACCTAACCCGGTAATTCTCGCCAGCACCCTGCCATCAGCACGCAAAACCTTTCCACCCGGCATGATGATTACGTCTCCGCTTTTGGTTCTCAGCGTTGGCAGAATCTCATCCCCATAGGCATGAGGAATCTTGCCATCGGCATAGGCACTGCCCATTACGTAAAGAGGCTTCTCCACCTTCTGCCAGTCGATACCATCAACCTTCAGTCTGGCATCCATCCATGGAGCCACACCGCTTTCCTTCACCGTCAGAGTAGGAAGAATATCCTCCACAGCCTCCAGCCATCCACCCTTGCGTGGCTGCTTCTTAGGCTTCTCAGGCAGTTCTCCGTCCTTCACGGCTCTCACTATCAGTCGCTCCCTATTGGTGTAGCCACCAAAATCTGCGGCATTATACACGTCAGCATCCCATGTGTAGCCGTTTTTATCCAGTGCGTGGGTGATAATCTTCATCGCCTCAGAGTCCTTGTAGCCCTTCACGTTCTCGATAGTCACCACTCGCGGCTTCACGGCATCAATGAAGTCGGCAGTACTCTTGGCAGTCTCCTTGTCAAGTTCCACCTCTCCACTATTACTTTTGGCCTGCGAATAGTTCTTGCATACAGGCGAAGCATGGAAATACTCTACCTCACCATCAATATGCTTCACCAGTTCTTTCGGATCCACGTCTCTCACGTCAGCCGTAACAATATGCTGCCCGAAGTTATTGCGATATACACCGCTTATCTTCCGGTCATACTCTACAGCAACCACTGGGTCAATAATGCCCTTCAGTCCTTCCTCAACCAGTCCGCCACCGCTAAAGTAGGTACCAGCCTTCATCAGAGAATCAGGGTGCTTCTGCAACTTCTGCTCCAAGACAGGAGATTGCGCATTTTTACCATACACCTTGGAATAATGCACACCATCATTCTCGCCTCCTACGATTCTGCCTCTGTTATCGGTCTCCACAAACGGCACACCTCGCTTCTCCAACTCTTTTCTCAGACTTGGAGTAACCACATTAGAAGGCATAGTGATATTCTTGCCCTTGAACATATCATTGACGATAACATCAGCCACCTCGCTGTCAGGCACAATACGCACAGGCTTATCCCAACGAGAAAGTACCACTTTGCGCTTGCCTGTCAGCTGTCCTTGGATGATACCAGCCTTCCACTCTACTTCGCCCACGGCATCCTTGGCTTTATCAGCCTTGTAGCCACTGGTCAGCTCGCTCTTTGGCACCTCAACCTCTACTGTTACGATGTTAGGGCGATTCTGAGCCTCGCTAAACTGGTCATTCAGTGGAGTGCGAGAAGTATGAAGGTAAGGATTGTAAGCAGCCTTAAGCGACTTACCATTACCCTTGTTGAGGGTAAACATACCCTTATCATCAGCAAGCTCTGGTCGCTCGTCAGCCTGTTCCCACTTACCGAGTTCGATAGGTTCCACAAACTTGCCCTTCACCTTTGCAGCCATCGGTGGATAGAGTTTTCCATCCTCGCCTACCTGCATGGCACGATAAACCTTCACCGTGTCTTCCTTATCCAGCTTCTTGATGGTCTCAGGGTCTTTCACAATGCTATAGCTAGCATCATTCCCATTCATCACGATCTGCTCGTCTCGGTTCACGTCCTCAGTCTCCTCAGCCAATGAGTTTCTGCGCTCCTCATCAGTCATACCCAAACGCTTCTCCACATTTCGAGATTCAACTTCACCAGCCAACTTTCTATATTCTTGGTAAGAATCAAAGTCTGTACGTTGGAACCTATCCAAACGGAAACGCTTAATGGCATCATCCATACTTCTGTCTGCATAGCCACGTGCGAAGTAGTTGAATCCCTTAATTCGGGTTTCCTTGTCAGGAATGAACTCAGGCATATCCATGTCCTTATATTCTTGGATAAGAGCTTTCTCTACCTCAGATTGGTTGTACTCACCACCCATTTCCTTGGCTTTCTCTTCCAATTCAAAGGCATAGGAACGTGCCTTCCATTCAGCCTTAGCAGCATTGAAATCTCTCTCCACCTGCTCGGGTGTGCCACCATGCGCAAACCCCTCTTCACGCTGAATTACGTGCTGAATTTCATGATTCAGAATGCTATTCAGATACTTTAATTCATCCGCATGAATGGTTATAGTCTTTGTTTGTGGATTGTATTCCCCATTTGAAGGCATGTCATTCATTACTGCATCAGTATGGATTTTAATATTTTTCAACTGAGGATAAGCCTCAAAAAGCTTTGGCGCATCCACAGCATCTTCCAACTTACCATCAGTCCAAAGCATATCCTCTTCAAAACGCTTAACGATATTTCCACCACCTACATCGATGGTGTCATTTATCTTGGCATCAGGCATTTCGTATCTCCACTTGCCATCTACACCTTTCTCCCAACCTGTAGCCATCTTGATAATCTTGGCATTCTTTTTTGACACTTCCATTTGCTTAGCCACATCCAGGTTATCCATGCGGATAGTTTGCTCCTCAGCCTTATCAGCCTCAGCAGCTCCCTTCTCTCCAGCAAACATGAAGCGAATATCGCTCTTGCGAGAATTGAAGCGCTTAGAAGGAGGGATAACGTCACCCTTATCATCATAGGTAACAAGGTCGTTCAACTTTCTGTTGTTCTTGGCATTCTTATATTTATACTCCTTGCCATCATCAAAGCCAAACTCGTTTGCGTCATTACCGTCCCACCACAGTTGATTAGCTGGCACTTCATCTTCAATGATACGATATTTGCCTTCCAGTCGGTTGTTTCCATGAATATCGGCATACTTCTTTGAAGGAGTAACCCAGTCACCATTACGCAACTTACCTTCCTTCACAGAAGTAGGAACGGCACGATAAACCTTTACCTTAACATCTTTCTCACCATTCTTAATGGCATCAATAGCCGTATTGATGGCTTTTACAGATTCCAATCCATGAGGAGTGTTCTGCGAATAACGCTCAGGATGAGAGAAGTAATCATCCGGCTGAGGAGCATAGCCCAAGGCAATATCCTCCAGGTTCACATCCGAGCCACTGGATTCCCAATCGTCACGTCTCGCCTTGTCACTTTCATACCCAGGGTTTCCCGGTGCAGCCCACGCACCTACACCTTGGTATGCGCTTTCGGTATCATCATAGCCCTTGCGTCTGGCAGCCTCATCAAGCATTTCCCTGGCAGTAGCATCATCACCCTTGGCAAGAGCATCCATATACTGCTTGTCAAGTTGATCATCAGGAATCACAGAAAGTTCCTCCAAGTGCTTTTGGCGCTTGGCCTCCTCTTCCTCAGCTCTCTTTCTAGCGGCTTCCATGGCGTTACGCTGCGCCTCCACCTGTTGTACACGCTCCTCAATCATGGCATCAAGGTCACCAAAATTCACCTTCAAGGCTTCATTTACAGGCTTAGTGTACTTAAGAAGTTCCTTTAAAGAGGAAATCTTATCTTCATTTGCCTGCAACAAATGGCGTTTGATATTGGCTCTGGCACGTGCAGCCTCAGCAGTAGACCCCTTCTTAATAGCATTGGCATACATCGCCACATCAGCCTCATCAACCCCAAATTGCTGAGAAACAGCCTTTATTTTATCCTCCACAGATAAATTTCCACCATTTCCCTTGGCGGTTTCGATATTATTTCTTATCTTTGCATCGCTATGAGGATTCAGGACGCTATCCTTTCCGCTTGGGTTATTTGCGGATGGAGTTAATGCCGAACCTTGATTCTCGCCCAAGGAATTAGAATCGTCTCTGAAACGATTCCATAGCACTCTTGATTCCGTCAATTCTTTCACAACTTTCGAAGGCTCTATTTGATGCGCACTTATCGCCACTTCCTCTTCACCCTGTTTTACTGTTATGGATTCATAGTTCAGAATCTTATTTCCATCTGCCTTTTTAAAAGATTTGATAAACAGATATTTAGTCTGTCGTTCCGCACCTTCTTTTGGTGCAGACTTCTCCAAGATAACGTCAGGACGCTCCAAGGTAGGCTTCAACAGACCAAATCTTTTGATTCGGTCGTTTCTTCCTGCTTTCTTATATTGGTTTTCACCAAGTTTGATACTTCCAATAGGAGTCGTAACACGACTATCCTTGCCAAATTCTTTCTGCCAGTTCTCTTCCGTATGTTCTATAATTCGCTCTTGTTCAGCATTATCTTCCATTTGTTTACGCAAAGAAACTGCATCTTCCTTAGTCATACGAGACTTCACGTTGCGTGGATCCACCCCATTCGCCAAGTCTCTCAACACAAGATTGCGAATATCCTCCAAGGTCATTTTCTTAATGTCCTCAGGCTTCCACTTCGTAAATGTATCAAGAGTCCAATACCAGAACTTCTTCAGCCACTCCTTCAACTTATTGATAACACTCAGTTCCTTGGCTGTATCAAGCGGATTCTCCTTGATAGCATCCTTAGCAATCTGTTCCAGAATAGCAGCTCCGTCCTCACCTGTCAAACGAGCGAAAGCCTCATCGCAAATCTGCTCATCTGTCAGATGATTATAGTTAGGATCCTGCTTCAAATCGGCAAATAGCTGGGTCTGCATGATGAGTTTATCACCATACTCTATAAGCTCCGGATTCATTTCCTTGGCAGCAGTACGCCAAAGATGTTGATACTCATGGATAGGAGTATTAGGATTCAGATGCTCCTGGTTCAGCACAATCTCCTTGCCATCAGTGTAGCCATAAACTACACCCTTACCCTTCAAATACTGCACTCCCGGCTCAGCAACAGCCTTCAACTGTCTATCCAAATCCTTATATTTCGCAAACAAGGAATCAAGCTTATCTTGATATTTTTCAAAGGATTTATTCCTGCAATCATTCCAAACATCATCAGGAATATCGTTTTCAGAATCCAGTCCATGCTCATCCATGTACTCCTTCATCAGCTGATTTTGATACTCCTTACGTTCCTGCCCGGTTGACTTATAAGCCTCCTCAGTCTCCTTCATCTGCTTCTTCAACTCATTCCTCTTATTGGTCTGCTCGTCAATCTTATATGGATCAAACTCCGAAGGGAATGAGCCAGTAAGCCCAGCCACATTGTCCTCAAAACTCTTATCAAGATTGAAAACCTTGTAGTTACCCCACATAAGTTTATTATAGTAAGAACGCTCCTTTCTAGCCAGTTCCTGCTTCTCAAAGTATTCCGGCATCTTAATCGGATTGCTCATATCCACCACGGCATACTGCTTCCACTTATCCGGGCGCAACTCCTTTGCAAAGTTATAAGCATTCTCGGCAGCTTGCTTCTCCTCAGGAGTCTTAATCTTAAATCTCATTTTAGGATGATTCAGCAGCATGGCAAGATTCAGGTTATCCTGTGCCTCAGCCACCTTCTCCATATCCTCATTGCTAACAACCTTCACCGGGATGCCAGCCTTCTTAAGCATAGTAGATACGGCATCATAAGCCACCTTCTGTGCCTCCGTCATATCAGATGGCTTCACCTCCTTCACATCGCGATCAAATTTTGCCTGTTCCTTCTGCACCATAGCATAGTCTGCAAAAGGCTTAGTCTTGCGGTCAGAAGACTCCATCCACTTGTCAAAGGTAGCCTTAGGCACAGAAGTAACCTTACCAAGTCCCTTCCAGCCTTTAGAGTAGTTGGCAAGATAAGCCTCTGTAGCAGCCTCCTCAGAAGGATAGCCATACATCACCTTATGCTCATCAAACTCACCAGTTTCTGGGTTTACCTGGTCAACAACATAAACGTTACCATCAAAAGTATCAAGGTCTGCAGCATCATTGATGAACATATCAATATGGTCACCATCAACGCCAATTTTACCAAGAATATAGCCATAAGTATCGTGCATGGTCACGCTCCAAGGCTTGCCCTGCTCGTCCTTACCGCTGCGAGTCACGCCCTTTGGTGTTTCTACGGTATAATCGTAGCCGCCAAAGGACAAATGACCCTTTTTGTAGTTTCCTGCCTTCTTCTGAGCCTCTGTTGGTTCGGTCTCAGTTTCGGCAATGGCACTCTTTAAACGTTCTCCGAAGGATGCTTCTTGCGGTAGATGTGAGCCTCGAACAGCTGAGCCTTCGCCAGGTTCCATGCTGCTAACCTCTTGTCGCCCTTTGCGTCCGCTATCAGAGCCTTCTCCAATCTCGGACTCAGAAGATGCTTCTCCGTTACCAACTTCTTCGCCTTTGCTATTTCCTTCATCAACTCCTCTCCGTGAAGAGTCGCTACCCAGGCTACTGCCTCCTCCATATCCTTCTTCATTGCTTCTGTCATCATAATCAGCTAATTCTGGTAAAATTGATTTGACATATTGTTTGTTCTCTCGTTCACGATCCTCAATCTCCATCATACGGTCAAATTCAAGTCCATTGATGTGATCAAGTTCGCTTTCAGACGGCAAAGATAACTCTTTTTCGTGAATATACGATTTATATTTCTCAATTTCTGCCTGTCTTTCGATAATTTCACGCTCTTTCTGTGCCTCATAATACTCTTCCTCGCTTGCAAGTTCATCTTCTGCAGCTGCTATGCGGTTCATCAGAGCCACATTTTTCATTTCCTTCACGCTGTCATAAGACTTGAACATATCAAGAAGGGTATTACGAACATCCTGGTCGGTATATCCCATATCCAGCAAGTTTACAGGAAGGTCATTATATACCTTCACAGCAAATTCGTTAACCGACATACCAGTTCCTTTCTTGGCTATAAGATAATTGAACTTATTAGAATCATACCCCTTGCCAATACCAAACTTAAAATTACTCTTGCCCAACTCATATTGAAGAGATTCCGGATTCAAGCTATGAGGACTCAAATATTCTGATACTGCCTCTTCAAGAGTCTGAGGAGTCAAGTCCGTAATATCAACAGAGGCATCCTTGTATATCTTTATTATTGCTCCAAGGTCATTCTTCTTGATGGCATCAGACACAAGAACCTTACGCTGCTCAGAAGGAGTCATACCCAGTTCCTCCATTTCCTGTTGGCTAACTTCTGTTTTATAAAGTTTGCTGAGTTTATTAGCCTGAGCCTTCAAACCCTTTGCTGCAACCGACAAATTAGACTGCTGAGCCTCCAGCTGAGCCTTTGTTGTATTCAATTCCATAAGTTGGTTAGGGTCCAGCTCTGTTTCGCCATTGATATACTGATCCAGCATATCATTCACACCATTTATCTTGCGTTCCACATCCTCCTGGGTATGATAGATGTCCTTGCGCTGAGAGGTAATATAGTCGGTAGCCTCATCCATAGTAGGATATTGATTCTTCAATTCCTTATCATCAAGTACGAGCACATGGAAATCATCAGATGGCACGATGGCAGTTTCATCAACACCAGCCTTCTCCACCTCAGCCTTGCGCTCCTCCGTCATTGCTTTCACCTCATCAGGAGTCATCACGCTGTTGCGGATAGTATTCCAGTTCTTGAAACGAGCATCAAGATCAGCAATCTGCTCATTAGCCAGACTCAACTCATCCTCCACCTTCTTAGCCTTTTCCGGATCAAGATCGGCATTTGTATCAAGCCAGTTCTGATATTCAGCAGCAGCCTTCCTCTTGTTGGCAAGTTGAGTCTTGATGTCATCACGGCTGCCATTAACCAGATTCAAAAGTTTGCCATGGTCTTCACCATACTGCTCCTGCAGATACTCAGCAGCCACCTTTGCGTCTGTATCTTTTGAAGAATAATCAGGATGTCCCTCGCTCAATCCCACGATGCCTTTGGCAAATCGTTCCTTCTTATCAGCCTCAGCCTGCTTCAACTCTGCTATTTCACGCTCACCATCCTCTCGATCCAAGTGCTCATTAATTGTGTTATCAAGCGCATTCTTGCGCCATGCAGCAAACTCTTCTTTAGACAGGGGAAGATAATCTTTACCATCAGTAAGCACAATCTTTCCGTCCTCGCTATATCCGGCAAAGGTCATGTTGATATTAGCATCACCCTCCTCCATGGCAACTGTAACCTGGTCATTCGGCTTCAAACCGCTGCCATCAAACTGGCTGATAAACTGCTTATTTCTTGCATTCTTCTGCTGAGCCAAAGAACTCTCAATGTATTCATCAAGAGGAACAGGAGTGCCCACCTCTTTAATCTCGGCATTAGATACCTGCTTAATTGTAGGCTGTCCCTGCTCATCTGGAACGACAACAAAGGCTCCACCATATTCGTTAGCCTTCTTCAGAAATACCTGTTTTCCGCTATCCAGAGTAGCTGGCATGATGTTTCCGTCTTCCGTCTGGTATGGCCAGAGCTGTTCCTTCAAAGCCTCACCATAGCCATCATCGGCATGCTGCAGAGCATCAATAGCACCCTTCTTGGCATCCATAGCCTCAACATACTTACTGATAGCCTCTTTCTGTGCTGGGGTCAGACTGGCACGCTGAGCCACAAACTGCTCCATATCTCTACCCTCATTATAGGCATTGGCTACAATATCAGGCATCTTCTCATTGTCAGCAAAAGCACGCTTCAAACGTCCTGTAGCTAAATCACTATTATAATCGATAGCCTGCAAAGCCTCAGAATCCCCATTCTTATAGGCATTCTGTCCCATAACAAAAGCATCAGAGCCTGCAACCTTTGTCTCAGGACTTGCACCCTCAGCAGAAGAGTTTGAAACGTTTGCTGGATTTGCTGCAAACTCTGCATCACTCGGAGTTGGTACGGAGTTGGTACGGTCTTGGTACGGAGCAGGTCCCTCTGAAACTGGAGGCTCCTGGCCACCAGCAGAACCCTCAACAGGAGATACCGGGTTTTCGCCTTCAATCCTCTTCTGCTCATTACCATGTGAAGTATTATAGAGATCATCCATCGTCTGCTTCATTTCACGTTTCAGTTCGATGGAGTTGTAAAGCTCCTTAAGATAAGATTCCACCAAAGGTGCATATTTCTTATCTTTCGACTCCAAAGCCTTACGAAGTGTACCGCGCGCCACACCATGGGAATCCTCAAACGTGTTGACAAACTCCCTCATCACAGAACTGTTCTCCAAAGCACTGTCATAATAATGACGATAGGCATTAATCTGCTTCTGCTCCTCATCAGTAAGGATAATACCCTTCTGCTGCTTATCCATGATTTCCTTGATGGCACCAGCATTCTGATGAAGATAAACCGCTGCCTTATCCTCATCTGTCAATTTCTCACCCATATTATATTTCTGAGCTGCCTTGTTGTATAAGCCTTCAAGATGATCCTGAGTAAACTCATTGTGGAACTCACCTTCCAGTACAGAAGCCAAACCAAGAGTCTTCTCATACTCCAGTTTCTTATCTGCCTTCTGAGCCTCATCAAGAGAAGAAAACTCCTTTCTGTCAATGATACCGCCATCCTTATTCAATGTTTCGAGATAAACCTTGCCGCCATTATCCATAGGCTGTACGATGACGGAATCTACTACAGGCGAGAAAGAAGAAGGGCGCTTGCCTTCCACCACAGCCATCATCTTAGCCTTCAACACCTCAGGCACGCTCTTGTCGTTCATCAGGTCCATATACTTCTGGGTTAACTGCCCATCAAGTCGCTGAGCATTCTCACCAACCACAGCATACTCCCCGATGCCCACCTTCTCAAAAGCATCACGAAGACCATCATAGCCGAATCTCTTCAACTCGGCAATATCCTGATCAGTGAAGTCAAACTTCTTATTAAACTCCCTCGCATCCTTGAATCGGGCATACTTGCCCACAAAACCAGGGAAACCAATAGACAAAAGATTAGCACCACTCTCCAAGAAAGTTTCAGCAGCATCCTTGCCTGTAGGCTTAAAGTTAGGGTCATGCGCCATGCGCTCCAGTATCTGCTGCCCGGTCATGATACCGGAATCCACTACCTTTCCACCAACATCAGCCAGAATATTGGTAGCCAAACCTCTGCCTTTACCTACCATATTAGCGATGGTTCCACCCTGCATGATGGCACCTACGGCACTCTGTTTAGCCACCTCGCCCAAAGTATTAGCGATAACCTTACCCACAGAAGGATTGTAAATCTTGCCATTCTCATCAAACTGGCCAGTACGATAAATCTCATCAATAGGCTTCGAGATTGCAGACTGACCACCAAAGGTAACAGCACCATGCACAGCTCCACTCTTCAAAGCCTCGGCCTTACTCTTACCAATAAGTACCTTGGCAGCTCGCTCAGCCATCTTGCGCTCCATACCCTTAGCCATGAGGTCACCAGCCAGTTTACCCTCTGCCTTGGCTACCATGCTCTTAGTCAACTTGCCACCAGCAGCTCCAGGCAACCAATAACTCCAGGCATCACCAGCAAAAGTAAGCGCACCACTAGCCACGTTCTCCCAAAAGCCAGGCTGATACTGCTGATTGGCAATATCCTCCAGCCAGTTCTGGTAGTCCGTCTGAACAGCCTTGCGAATAATCTTACCTACAATAGTGTTACCCAAACCAGTCTTCATGATGTACTCAGCACTACCCTTAGGCATCATACCCTTAATCTCCAGCTGGTCCAACTCATTCTTAATGGCAGCATTGATCATTGGCTTGAACTGCTTAGGATCACTACTCAGAGTGCCATTCAAGCCATACCGTTGCATCACCTTAAATGCGGCATTGCTCATGTCATTCAGGAACTTCGGATTCCGGTAGAGTTTGCCAAACTTCTGCTGCAAACCAAAAAGCACCTTTGCAGGATCCTTGGCCTCGTTTGCCTCGTACTGAGCACCAAGTGCTGTACCCAGACGAAGATTAGCCGGAATAAACTGGCTTCCTTCCATTCCCTCCGAAAAGGCCTTACTGCCTGCCTCCTGAGCCTTGTTGTACTCATCCACTACAGATGGACTCACATATTTATTAATAACGTTAGAAAGCGCATCATTGATGTCCTGGTTCATCAGTCTGTCCTGTACATTCTCATCGTGAGCATAGAGGCGTGTAGCGATGCCCTCGGCTATATTGCGGTAGTTCGGACCATATTTGTTCACCAGACTCTGCACCATTGCTGGTTTCAGGAACTTAGCCACATAGTCATCATAACTGATACCCATGCTGTCTGCCTCCTGCTTCAACTTATCCTGCACGCCATGGCTATACCATTGCGCATCGATACTCTGCTCAGCATCCTGCACCGTATCATCAGGCAAAGAAGATACTACTTGGTTGGTAACGTCCATGGCAGAACGGTTGGCATATCTGTGCAAAGCAGGCATCACCATATTCACTGCCTCCTCATTGCTATTGGCAGTACCATCAGCCAACAAGTCGGCAACCATATTCGCAAAGTAATCGCCCTCCTTATCCGGTCTCTGCTTCCAGTTCTCAATATAGTTGGCAAGTTTGGCATCCATCAATGCTTCATTCTGAGCTTGCTGCTGTACCTTAGTTTGTGGTAACGTTTGATTTTGCTGTTGCTCGGCAAGCATCTGGACAAACTGGCTAGGCTTCTGTGAAGGAGCTGCTTCTTCATTCACTGGCATTACCTCATCTCTCACTGTAGGCTGAGGAACCGCTGGTGCTGGCTGATATGTTCCGTTGCTCGTCTGAACACCAGTAGGAATCATACCCAAAACTTTTGCTATAAGCCCAGGCTCTTTGTCTATTGTTTCCTGCTTCTTTGCTGGTTGAGCCACCTGCGGCTTAGTCTCAGTAGAAGCCTTCTGCCCTACACTCTGAGTCGTAGCAGAAGCATCTACCTGCTTACCACCACCAGAAGTAGATGGAGCTGGCTCCAGCACCATCTTGTCAAAGTCTGCCTGTGTTCCCACATCATACCCCATGTTCTTGGCCTCATTGTAGTACCAGACACGATCTTCCTTGTTGTTCAAGTCCTTTTTGAAGTCATCATAGCTACCTACTTCATAGCCATTGTTCTTGAACTCATTATAAAAATATTGTCTGTCTTGCTCGTCAAACATACCTTATCTTATTTTTTTGATTAATAATAAGTTACTTTCTTCTCCTTGAAGGTGGAACCTTACTGCCACCTCTACGTGAAGGAGGTACTTTACTGCCACCCCTACCTCTACGAGAAGGAGGAGTCCGGTCTAACTTCATCTTAGCCCTAGCGTAAGCGGATGCCTGCTGGCGGTTTTTCTCGTTAGCCCAAGTTCCACCTCTGCCATCATTACCACCGATAGCCATACCATTGTGTGTAGCCCATTCATTCACATGTTTCTTGAAAACAGGGTCGTTCACATACCTGGTGTTGAAATCATCAGCCTCCTTCTGGTTGGCATTCCTCTGATTCTGTCCCTCTGTTTGCGAATTGATATGCCTAACTTGCGCTCCCTTAACGTTAACGCTAGCTTTATGATCAGCAGCTCCGGCATTGGCATTATTAGTTTTAGCATCAAGTAATTTTCCCTTCTTGCCTCTCAAAGCATCCTCTGTCTCCTTCTTTGAAACATTCAAGTCTGCAGCTGTAGAATGTTGTCTTGCAGATTGAGTCACTTCATCGACCTTTACAGGAGTGAGAGCATCCGTTTGATTCTTCTGTGATGCACGATATTCTGCTAGTTTCTCATTTGCCTTTGCAGCAGCCTCTGCCTGCATTTGTGCCTGCTTGTCTTGACGGTCCTTCCAGATATTCACCATCATTTGGTTATATCCCTTGGCACGAAGAGCCTCAGTAGCCTCTCTTATCTTGCGTTGGCGATCAGTAAGTTCTTGTGCAGATTCTATTTTTTGCGATGGAGCACCTTGAACTGTACCAAAAAAGTTACCTAAGTGCATAAAAAGATTTCCCCATTGTTCCCATTTGGCTTGATTCTCTGCCTTCTTTTGCCGAGCTGCATTTGCAGCCACAGTTTTATCGGCATCACCAAGTGAAGAAAGCCAAGGCATGAAGGCAGACCAGTTTCCATCACCATTCTTCTGGTAATCCCTCATAATGTCATAAGGCTTCATCTTCTGCAAGATAGGATTCTGTTCTATCTCGGCATAAGGTCTGCTCCAGTCTATCATGATACCTTGGTTAGGCTCCACCTTGGTAACTTCCTCGGTTGGCTTCTGGGCAAAAGATTCCTTGCCACCATTCCCAGTAATACCGGTCGTATCTATGGCTGTACCCTTTCCCGGTTCTGTATCAGTTGTCTGAACTGGTACTGCAACCTCCGGCTGCCCCACATTATCAGAAGGGAAATCTGTAATAGGAGTTGCTGCTGTTGCCGGACGTTTAGGAGTTAAATCATCCAATATAAATCCCATAATTACCTCCTTCCTTAAATTGGCAATTTACTTGCAGCTCCAGCCAAGCCACCAGCTGCATCCGTGATACCCTTAGCAGTAGAAAGAGCCTTCTCCTTCTTGGCAGTGGCGATGTAGTTAGTCATCTGGTCTATCTGCGAATCAGCAGTATTCCACACATTTTCTTTGGTCTGAGCACCTTGTACGGCCGCCTGCTGCATGATATTACCCACCTGCTCCTGGGCAGCCTGCTTACTCAGCGCAACCGCTTCATCAGAACCGCCACTAACAATATTGGTGTTCTTTGCGGTTGCTGTTGCATTATCCAATACCTTCTGGGCATTGGTCACGGCTACCTGATTCTCCGCTGACTGAGTAGGATCCTGATAATACAAGTTGTCACGATGATCCTTCACCTGTTGCATACGGTCTTGAAACATGTTGATATAATCATTATATCCCTTGTTTCTTGCTTTAGCTGCTAGAGCACCACCTACAGCAGAGGTCAGTCCACCAGCAATACTTCCAATTAATCCCATAAAATTCGAATTTTAATGTTTAATGTTCAAAAGTAATGCGTTTTTCTTACCTATCTGTGATAAGTTCCGCAACTTGAACACCAAGTTTCGTAATTTCTTACTATATTTGCACCCGAAAACTATCAGTAAGCATTAAAAATCAATAGAATATGGCAGTAAAACAAGACAATAATAATGAGCCGAAGCCAAAGAGGAAGAAGACTGGCGGACGTAAGGCTGGCACACCTAATAAGGTTACCAAAAGTGTACGTGAAAGCCTCCGTGATGCCCTTACTGGCTACATCAATGGTATCAATGAGAAGAACTATTCACTTTTCACGGATCTCATGCAGATTGACGAGCCTGCCGGACGTCTTTCGATGGTGGCAAAGTTCCTTCCATACGTGGCTCCCAAACTCCAGTCTGTATCGTTCAATAATGATGAATCCAGAAACTTATCTGTAGAGGAATCTTTCATGCAGTTGGAAGAGAAATTTGAGAAACAAGAAACCACGATCAACATCAAAAATCTCAAAATTGTTAATAATAGCTAATTATAAAAAATGGGTAGCCCTCTCTAAATTTTCTTCAACTTTAGAGAAGACTACCCTTGACTTGGTTATCGAGCAAAAACGCTCTATTTTAACTTATATTGGGTCAATTTTAATCTGTATTAACACAAAATAGCTATTTTATGTCCCTGACTCGTTCAAAGTACTTCGTCTGGTTCTTGGTGATATTCTTCACCTTAATCTGTATCGTGCAGTTCTTAGGAACAGTATCATTTATGCTGGCCATGAGCTGCTCTATTATCTCATCTGTGTTCCGATAGCCCTTGCCATCCACATGAGCCACAACCTCGCCCATGAAGTAGCCATCAGCAGATAACTCAAAGTTTTCCTCTACCTTATCGAATACAGGCAGATGATGTTCCTGCATTCGCCTGCTTGGATCATTGGTAAAGAAGACCTTCTCCACCACCTTCTCATTTAGTTCCCAAGCCCTAGAGAAATCTGGCTTCACATATCCGCTTGTTATCCTATGAGCTGTTGCATGATTCATAGCAAAGCCAATCTCTGCATAGTTGGCACCAATATCATTCTGGGCTACTGTGGCCCAAGTGTGCCGGAATGTATAAGGAGTATAAAAATTATCATCAGGCATACCTAAATAGTTCTTACAGATAGCTTTAATAAAATGTATCAAATTCGTATCCATAGAACGATTAGTGGAATACATTTTATGAAAAATAAATAGATAAGGGTCACTTTCCTCAGAAAAATATTTCTCCAAGGTTGGTAAAAGCATATCCGGCACTCTCATTTCTATATACGCTTTATCATAACGACGCGTACTTGTTTTCTTTCTCTCATAGTGCAAGATTCCATCATAATAGTCCACCTTTTTCATTTTCATGAGGTCAGCTACATTGATGCCAGCCAAGCACAATATCATCTTGCAAACATCCAGAGCCAACTGCTGCCGTGGATATTCAGGAGTAACGGCAAAAAACTTTCTACACTCCTCCAGTGTGATGGCACGCTTGTGTGGACCTGCTTTCTTCTCTATCTTTATCTTATTCCAAGGATTGAATTTTATTGGCATAAGACCTGCCTCCTCATCATTAAATTTCTTGATACCTTCCAAATAAATACGCTTAACCAAAGAAGGATAATAATTTCTGCTACTAGGCTTATTCTCCATGGTTTTCATCCATGCTGTCAGAAAACGTACAGTTAAGTGCGAAAACATTACCTTATCAGTACCAGCAAAGTTTTCCAAATGTTTCAAAGCACTTTCATAAATTTGGCGTGATGAAGGCTGCAAAGAAAGTGATTGAAGATAAGAACGAGCAAATTCAGAAAAACAAATATCCTGTGCAGAAGTCAAAAGGTAATCTCTAACCTTATAAACAGACCAGTCAGTTATATCAAGTCTGTTCAATTTGTCAACCCAGACATTTATTTGGCTCATACAGGCTGCGAGCACGAATGAGTCCTTCACCTCTTTCGTGCCCTTAACCAATCCTTTGTCTGTTACAAACTTATCGGTCTTAACTACCAACTTTTGACGGTTATGCAGTATTCTAATGTAAACTGGATAATAACCATCAGAACGTTTTTTTGAAACTACCACTTTAAATGTTGCCATATTACCATATTTTTTTTGCAACTGTTTTGCAACATTACATTACACATGTCCTATTTAACGTGTCAAACGTAAAATTTTAGCACGAAGATAAGTGCTTATACATCAACACATTAGATATATATAGCTGATATTCAGATATTTATCAAAAACCATGATGTAAAATCACCGTTTTAATCATATTACCCTTTATTTACTAATACTCTATAATGTAGTGCGCAACTATCTTGCAACACGTTGCGATTTATTATTTACTAAATTATTTTTCTATTTTCCACACCAGCCACACAAGGTTTTGCCTTGATCAATGGCACTAGCCTCATCTGTAAAAGTTATCTTGCCTGTACTTCTCTTAAGAGCTGGGCAATTTCTGTCCTTATGGTACCGCTTAGAACCTGGACTGTCTGATACATATACGTTGCCTCCTGCTGTTTCTGCAGTTTGGAAGGCATCAGCCTCAGCATTATTAGAAGAGGAAGACAACCTACCTATTGCAAAGCCAATCATCAAGAAACCTATGCAGAAGGTCACTAGACCAAAGCAAAAGAACTTCTTTGAAAGCCTCAGCTTTCTGTCTAAATCCTTTTGTGAACCTTTGCCCTTTGTGATACTTTCATCTATTGTATTATACACAGGGCCATTATAGGCATGCTTTTCAAAATCCTCTCTTGTAAATCCCATAAAATTACATTTTAATCATTTTCATAATTACTTTATTTATACGTATTAATTAAATTCTACTAGAACAATACTAGCATGGTTTATTACTAAATTATACTATACTATATCTTAAACTTGAACAAGTTTGCTGTTCACTAACACAAAGGATCTCTATTCTTTTGATAAGTCAAAGATATAAATGTTTCCATTTACAGGAACCTTCAATATCAAGTTCTGAGCCTTTGGATTCTTAGCTACAACCATACCATAACGCATTTGACCTGCATTAATAGTTACACGCTTGAAGTATCTGCTATTGATACTTGCCTCTGCTTGTGCCCTAGCCTCATCATTAGCGTTAGTTACAATCTGTGCCTTAGTTTCGATGGTTGTAGTCTTACCATCAGCTCCTTTGACATTAGTGCTTACAGACTGCTCCTCTACATTATTTGGACCCCATAAAAGAATCCTGGTCTTTTCTTTCTTCACCCATTCATCACAAGTGTACACTTCGCAAGACTCAGTCTTATTCTTGTTTATAGCCTCAACTTGTATTTTTGATGGGTCAAAGTTAAATCTATTCTGACTCTGGTTAATAATCGAAACATAAAATTCCTGATGTTTGGTTATCTTCCTATCATCTTTTTTAGAGACAACAACTATTACACCATCGTCACCATCAACCTGTATACCTTTGTTACCTGATTCATAGCCAACAGTATACTTCTCAAATGTTTTCTGTGCCATTGCCGGAACACTCAAAAGAAACATTGAAAGAGCAAATAAAATCTTCTTCATATCTTAATTCATTTGAAATTTAACTATATATCATTTACCACACCAGCCTATTTTAAAAGTGAAGCATCAAATACTTTCTTTGGAGGAAAGGATGTGCTAATAAAATAAACCTTACCTGTCTCATTGTCTAGAACATACCTATCCTGTAAAGTATATCTTATGTTACTATCCATGATAGTTTTATTATTCAACAAAAAGATGCAGCAACAATATATAAATACAGAAGCTACGATCATACTTAATACCATATAGTAATATTTGAGCCAATTTTGCTCAGAATGTGTATCAATTTTATAAAGATGAAAAATTCTATTCATAACACTTTTAGAGTTCAATTTATTACCGAAGCACTCCCAATACCTACTAGTTATATGCATAACTGCAGTCATTTTCCGAAAATCGGGATTGAAGTGGGTAAAAATAGATATACTCAACAAAGGGTTCAAATATCCATATTTTATTGCATCATGATTCGATGAAGAATTG